TTTTCATCATTCCACGTAACTTTTTAAACTTTTCAGGATTGATACCAGTTTCTTTACCTCTCAAATCTTCATACTCTTTTCTTAGTCTTTCAATTTGTTTGTCTGTAAATTCTTCTATGTATTCAACTTCTTCTTTAAAAAAGTTTTCTTTAACTTTTGTAAACTGTGCTTTGTTGCCATATGTAGAATACATAATTTTATCACCAATTTTAAATTTACTTGCAGATTGTGAAGCCCTAGTCTGTGCATAAACTCTTGCTTTGTGAGACTGTTTACTTGGTTTATTCTTTTTATTATAATCGTCTCTCATCTTTTGAGCTTTCTTCAAATCTTTATTCGTACCAATAACTTTTTGTGCATTATCACCTGGGCCAGCAGTTATTACATATAACTCACCAGCAGTTGGTTTAAATTTTTCTTCTACACTTTCATTCTTCTCACCTGTTTTATATGAGTACGCTGTTTTTAGATAATCAGTTGCTTTAGTAATTTTACCTTGTACCCATTCTTCAACATCACCATCATCTTGTACCATTTTCTCAATGCCATCTAAGAAGTGTCGCATTTGATTTACTTGATTCATTATCATATCAACTTCAGCAGCACCACCAGTATCATCACTATCAACTGCTTCTTCAACACTTTCTGCTTTTATTTGAGCGCCATAAAAGTTCTTTATATCTCTAGCATATTTGTTTAAGTCTGTGTTATTACCATATACTTTTAATTTTTTTGGATTCATAACATCTGTCTTCAAACCTAGTTTTGGACCAAATATTCGTATTGCTTGTATTAAGTCTTTCATTTTTTTAGGGTCGTTCAATGTGACTGTCATTGTTTTAAATTCTTCTAAATCAGTTTCGTCTTTCAAATCTTTAGTCAATTGTTTTGCTTGTTTATCATGTGCCGTAACTGATTTTTTCAACTGTTTGATGATAGGTTTGATTGTCTCTTTATCTTTATCATCTAAAGCTTCAGTAGGCTCATCTTTTATCTTCTGGATCTGTTGTTTCAATGCGTCAATCTTCTTGGCTTTGTCCAGTTTATCTTGTGCTTTTTCCACGTCCTCAGAATACATTTCTTTTAGTATTTGTGACATTGGTTTATTATACTTCATATTTCTCTCCGTGTACTATTTATACTAATCATCAACTTTGGCTCCAGCTCTCCATTGATAACATGACCAATACCCTGCGGTTGTTTTATCTTTTTTTTGATCACAATTATGTCTAGCACGAAAACTTTTTCTCGCACCTGCGTCATCACGATTGATACTCATGTTAGGATCACCAAAAGAAACCTTTACAACATTACCTTTTGCGTTCTTTACATAGACATAAAACTTTTTCGTACCGCCTCTTTTAGGGTCATTTAAAGTTACTTTTTTGCCTTGATATTCTGCCTCTGTGATTCCTTCTTGTTCATGTTCATATATCATACCTTCACATACTAAATCTATTTCTTCAACTTGTTTTAATGTTTTTATCTTATCCATTATTAACCCCTTACCTTTGAAGCTAGATCAGAATCCGCTTTACCCCAAGTACCACTTGATTTGGTGACAAATGAATTAACTCTAGCCATACCCCATTGTTGTGGAGTAGTTCCTGGTCTATGACCTGTTCTCCATGCAGCCATACCTCTGTTATAGACTTTCATCAATATACCATAAGGCATACCTGATTTGGCAGCTTTCTTTTTCACACCTTCGTTTTCAGATAACAACTCATCAAACATTTCAGATACAGTATGATCTAGTTTAACTCTATAATCTGTACCATACTCGTCTTTGTATTGTTCAATTGTTTCATCTAACTCTGACCATGATTTAATATCTTTGATTTCTTGTTCTACATCTTCACCAAATTTTTTCTTAAAGGCAAGTGTATGTTTAGATGGTTTAGTTTTTCCACTAGCGTCACCAGGTGCTGGTTTATATGCTGCTGGATTATCATCATCCATCTTTGCACCTTTTTTAAAGTGTGTGTCTCTCGCTGACTTTGTAGATTTAGATTTTATACCAGAATAATATTTTTTAGGTTGTGTACCTTCTTTATCTTTAATGTCTGGATCTTGAGCTGCTTCACCTTGTGCTCTTTTTAATTGATCTGGAGTAGGTGCGCCTTTCTCACCTTTCTTTCGCATTTTTTCTCCACGTTTTCTTTTCATGTGAATATTATGCCAAAGACCTTTTTCTTCTAATTCAGTTTCCTCCTTAACAGGTTTCATTGAGCCAGAACGTAACTTATTATAGTTTTTACTTAAAAATCTTTCTGCTTTACCTTTATCAGTAGTTACTAATATTTCTTTTTCATCTTTATCTAAAACTCTATAATGCATTACTCTACGACCACGAACATCTTTCTTTATCATAGAAACATATGGCTTGATACCTTCTTCAATATCAACTTCTTCAAACATTTTATTCAATATTTTATGATAACCTTTAGAACCCATTGTCTTTTCTAAATTTTGTATATCTTTCTTTTCTTTAGGTGTTAATAAAGTAGTCTTATCTAATATTTTTTTAAGATCATTTAAACTTTTCTTTTCATCAAGTTCTACTTCTTCAAACTTTTGAAACTTTCTAGTAGTAACTAATTTTGCATAGTCTCTTACTTGACCTGGTGTTTTAATATTAAATGTTCTTTGTGTGTGTATTTGTGCTGCATTGTCGGGGCCTTGTGTCCAATCATCTACATCAGTAATTTTTGGTTGACCTGGTGTCTCAATTGGCAACTTTCTTTTCTTATCTTTCTTTTCATCTTTTTCAGTTTCGTCTTGTTCATCTTCAACGCTTTTTTTCTGTGCGTCTTTAGCTGAATTGATTTCTTCTTCAAAAGATTTAAAAGATTTTAATTCGTTAGCATTCTTTTGTAATACTAGTTTCTTCTTATCAACATCTTCAACTTGTAATTCGCTGTCAATATTGTTTGCTGGTGTGATTTCATTTAACCATGCTTTTTCTACACCACCATCTTCCATTTCATATTGTACATAATTTGGTCCACGTTTAATAATCTTACCAACATTTCCGTTGTTATTGTTTTCAACCATATCACCCATATTAAATACTTCATTGTTGTGATAATTTTCTCTTATCATTCTCAATTCATCATCTTCTGGTGCCATCGCCTCATTCACTCCCATACCTTTTTTTAAGTCTTTAAATAATTTCATAGCGTCCTTCTCCTTGGTGCCTGATATCAGTCCTTGTTTGAAACTTGTAAAGTCGTTTACAGAAGCAAATGCTCTCATCTTGCTCGCACTCATGCCTTTTGCACCAGTGGCGTCTGCGTCTCGTTCTCCTGCACTTACAACATTTACAGTATCAAAGTTATAATCTGTACCATTATATTTTTTAATTAGCTTTTTAAATTCAGCAACTCTATCACTACCTGCAATCATATAGACATCTGTATATTTTTTATCAAATCTATTTTTCAATATTTCCATGAATGTACGTTCAGTTCCAATAGCTGGTAGTATAGTTATGCCTCGTGGATATACTTTCTTTAAGTATGCCACTTTTTGTTTTACTGTCAAAGGATTTTTAACTTTATCCTGACTTGCACTCACATATAGCACAGGTAAGCCTTTAACCCTTTTTGCTATAGTAATAATTCTTTCTATAAGTTTTTGGTGTCCAATAGTAGGTGGATTCAATCTACCAAATGCAAAAACAACAGGTTGTGTTTTACCTGTATCTTTTTTTAATAATTCTTTAAGCGTTTTCATTTGATATCCTTACTCGTAATATAGGTTTATCGTTTATTGTTATATCACCTTTATCATTCTTGCCTATCTTTTTTACTTTGATAGGTTTGTTTTTAAACTTGCCACCTTTGACTACATCACCTACTTTAATTGGTACGTTGATGTCTTCAATAGCTCTATCTCTAAATCTTGGTTCTCTACGATTAATTGTTGGGTCTTCGTTTCTAAGATTATCTGGATCATTGTTCATAGGATCATTATCTTTGTGTCCTACATCTAATCCTTTTACTGCCTTATCACCCATAACTCTACGTGCTTTGTTTCTAGAAGAACGTCTGGCAATCTGTTCTGGTCTTTTATGATATCTTTCATATTCCTGTGTATAGTTTCTTGCTTCAAATGCTGCTTGTTTCTTTTCTAATTCTTTTCTCATCCACATTTTTGCTACATGATTTGTTATAGGTTTTTTAACTATTCTTGAAACCATCTTGTATGCTTTCGCCAGAACATCATCATTTGCTTTATTATTATCAACAACATAAAAGTTTTTCATACCAAATAGCATTTGTAACTTACCCATGTTTCGTTGTATTTGAGCATGACTTTTTTTCGCAATATCAATTGGTACTGTTCTATCTCTAGAAGCATTTCTTGCCAAGGCGACTTCTAAGCTTGTATTCACAAACACCATATGGCAATCGTAACCTAATCTTTTCAATGCAGCTAATCCTGTTTCTATTTTAGAAATATCTCGTGCGGTACTATCAATTACTAAACCTAATCTACTTTGTATATACAAATCTAAACCTTTTCCTGTTAATGCTTTTGATTTTGCTCTCATTTTATCTCTAAAATATTCTTCTTCTGGTGGCATGTCTAACGACAATCCTGCTTTCTTTAATGACCTTTCAAATGCATTATCTGAATTAACATTCTTCAAACCAAGACCACCTGTAATTCTTTTTGTTACATAACTCTTACCAGAACCTGGACCACCTGCAAGAAAGAATGCTTTGAAGATACCTGGGTCATATAAACCTTCTTGTATGATAAATCTTTCTATCATTTCTTTTCCCAATTCTTTGCAGCCGTAAAGTTTTGAATACTAAACTCTAATCTATCTACAAGTTTTACTGCCTT